CTTTCTAAGTTTGCTTAACCAAACCATTTCTTTGCTCCTAATTGTATCTTTAAAGGATTGTGTTCTGCACTTGTTATAATACTATGTAAAGTATAGATTTTACCATAAGCCTGAACCGCTTCATTTACATCCTTTACAGATTCATCCCAGTCAGGCATTGCTACTGACCATCCCAAGTCTATTGCTTGTTGGATTAGTTTTTCGCCTGCTTCATCTCTGTCAGGCATAACTACTACCTCTGTATTTAAATTATTAATCAACATTGCTTGTTGATCTTTGATTTCGCTACCAAGTAGTGCAACGCCTTCAACTGCGATTGCATCAAAGGGACCTTCAACCACGACTGTGTATATACGATTAGTATTAACCTGAGCATCAAGGTTGAATACATAGCCTGGTTGTTGGTCACTTAGATACTTAGGATTACCGTCCGTAATCTTACGAGCAGTATATCCTACTACTTTGCCTTTATGATAGAATGGTATTATAATTCTATCCTTATAGCCAACTTCAGGTGTCCAATGAAAATCATAATCATCTAAAAACAATTTTCTTGATTTAAGATATTCAAATACCTTAAACAAGTTATTGTCTACACCTGTAGACTCAAGAGCCTGCCAGTCATCCCAGCGGTCGAGTCTTCTTGCGCCATTAGGCAAATCTTTTACTTCGAAGGTTGGTAATTGTACAATAGGTTTGTGAACTGTAATACCTTCGTTGCTTTTCATTATTTGTAAAGCAAGTTTTGTAATTACATCATCTGGTGTACCTAACCATTGTAGAAACTTTTTAAATTTGTAACTTAAATTACGTCCGGGTGCCCAACTACATTTATAACCACAGTTGAAACAATGATAACTTATTCCTCCATCTGAGTTTGATATTAGTCCACCTCTTAATCTTTTATCTGCTGAGTCACCATTGTGTATGCAACATGGTGCATTGAAACTTGTCCAACCACTTGGAGTGTGTTTACGTTTCGAAGGTAAGTGTACCGTGACTGTTTCTTGTAAAATGCTCATAATATTATTATAGTATATTATGCGAGAAAAGTCAACTAGTTTCGGACTAATACTTTATCAATTGTTCCAGATGTTTTTGTATATAGAAAACGTAAATGGTTAAACACACCATTAAAGTTTATTGGTTTTGGTTCTGATTCTGATCCAGTAAATGTTACACTATCAACATCAAACCAATTTGTTGCACCAGTTACTTGATTGTCCAAAGTACCCTGTACTGTAAAACTACCAACAAAACTTGAACCATATACTGCCGCAGTGTGTAGAGCGACATTACCATTAAGTGCCGGCTCGGCATTAATAGTTTCACTTGTATAGTTGTCTGTGCTTGTTTCTGTAAATGTTTGAACTGTGTAACTATCTTTAGGTCCAGGAAATGCTTCACTGTGTAGTTCTATTGTTCCGCTCATGCCATACTGGCTATCGCTGTAAGTTAATACATTTGATCCATCAGTCTTTACAAGGTACACGTTGTAAGACAACATCTGATCTTTCAAGTTCATTAGTTCGTTCTCTGTTATGCTAACTGTGAACTGTCCTTTATACAATGGTGTAGATGTTTCTTTAATCGTACCTGTTTTAGTTAACACCTGTGTCTTGTTTTCATCAAACATAGTAAACTTAGGTGTGTAAGTATTAAGGATACTTACTGGTTTCTGATCGCCGTTCTTTATTTCAAATAGGATAGTATTATCAATACCCCTATGGATTTTAATATTTCTTGTGTACACTTGTCTAAACTCCGTATTGTCTCCTGCCAAATTTGACACGAGCACCATTTTGTTGTTGTATAAATACCTAGGTATAAGTTGCATAACAATTATATTTATCGAGAATTATGTTAAGAAAAGATATCGAAGAAAAATTTCCGTTTATTAGTGTGGTAACTTACGGGCAAAAAGAGTTCGTAGGCATCATAAACAACCAGGATAACTTTGTTACAAGTATGTATGTGTACACGGATTTAATGGATGATGCTGATAAAACAGCCTTTATGGAACTAGGAGAAGCATGGTGGTGGGAGTCAAATAGAATGATTCCTATTAGTATTTTTATGCGTAAGGATATGGAACGTTTTAGGCATATACTTACAACTATGAATAGTAAAGATGTAAAAGTTACATTAGGCCCAACTGTTAATCTTAACAATCTTAGTGTAAAAAGGGTAAAAAGAAAATCAGTTCAACTTATACGTAAGCCTAAGTCTTAGTTTTTAAACTTTCCAACTGTTCACAAATTAAATTCATATGCACAACTATTGCATGAGCATAAGCAACTGCGTGTGCCTTCTTAAAGTAATATGATCCATCACTTGGTTTTATCCACACGTCTTTCATTATGTCTGGCCATGACTTCGTCGTAAGATGCCTCTTTGCTGGTCTTATCATTGCTAGTACTGCCGCTAGTTGGCTTATTGATGTTGGCTTCAGTTTCTTTAGTAGAGAACTGTGTTCTCCTACGTGAAACAAGTTGTTGCTGAACTCTGCTTCTCCAAGTAGATCCCATAATGGCTCCTTTGTCATAAGTTTGATTAGATGCTCTTCATCTTTTACTTGCTTGTAAATGAATACATTAAGTAAATCTATTTTAAAATATTTTCTATCTTCTGCTGTCTCATAATCCAATGTAGAAAGATTGTCTATTGGATTGTGTGGAATCTCTGTGAAGTAAACTCCAGTATTATGCTTCTTACCATTCTCAAGTTTTGCAACTCTATGATTAAGTTTATCTAGTATTACTTCTCTGTCTGCAAAGTCTATATCTATATCAGGCATCGTCTTTGGCCTTTATGTGTTTGTAATCTATGTAGCCTTCACACCATTCATAAAATGCACGATCAGTATCAGGCCAACATTCTGCAAATGTAGGATCTTTTCTATGTTCGTTATATTCTGCTCTCACTTCTTTCTCAGTCATCATTATACTGGTACCTTAATAATAATATAGTTCTCTATTTCAAGTAACATTTTCGAACTCGGTGGTAGTTCAGTATTTGCTTCTAATATCTTTATTTCTTTTCTATTTTTCTGTCTAAACTTCATTCTTGCTACTACTTCTTGTCCTACATAACAACCTTTTTTATAATCAACTAGATCTTCGTTTACTTCTGCTGGGTATAAAGATGGTTGAGTCAAGAAGTTAGTGTCTAGTTTGCCTTGTTCTAAAAGTTTTAAAAAGTATTTCTTATCATATACTTCTTGTACATCTATTTTTTCTATGACTATTTTTTTAAGCATTCCATACATATTCAAGAACTTAAATAAATCACCTTGGTCGTTAGTACATAGTATATTGAAACTATCACCGTTGTCTGTTATTGTTACTTGGTGTTTTATCTTGCCTTGGGGAGTAAGTATAAAAGTTTCTACTGGTTCTTTATCTATATTGTTTATGTTATTAGTGATTAAACCTTGCAAAAAGTCTTTTAAATCTTCACCAATAATTTTAAATTCTACAGGATTTATTGTATCAACGTACATCTTTTTTCTCAGTCATCATTATTTTCTCGCCAACCTACATCTTGTATATCATCTGTTTTACAATTTGGACAAAGCCAGTCTCCACCTTCATCCTCTATATTCATAATCAACTCTTGTGCAACGCCTTTCCATTTGCATCTAAAACAAAACCAATTATAAAGTTCCATATATTATTATACAATAATTCAACTGTAAAGTCAATCAGATGCCTGCCTTTTGGCTAATCTCTTTTACTAGTTCTACGTCGGCTACACTTCTTTTAAAACGTAATGCCCAATGTTGTGGATTCATTACATGGAATATAATTTGCAACTGCTCATCATTAAATTTTGATAGCATTTCTTTTCCTGTTTTACTATTCAAAATCAACCACGGACTTACCTTTCCATCTTTGATATCCTGTGTTGCTCTATTCAAACTTACGTAATTGAAATAGTCTTCCCAACGTGCTTCTTTGTCATCACCCCATTCCATCATAGTTTTGATTGAACGTTCTACTGCTGTTTCTACACTTTCTTTAAGTATAAGTTCTAGTGCATACTTTTCATATAATTCTTCTCTTGCCCAATGATCAAGTTTAACTCCACTTGTAACTACATAGTCAATATACTTTTCTGGATATAGTGGTCGGACGTTGTTTACAAAAGATCCAAACTTTACAAATGCATTATAGTATGGACTATCACAAAACTGCTGATAAGTTTTTTGTCCTTCAAACTTTTGGCATAGTTGATAGAATCTTATAAAAGCATAGTGTCCTAGTTTAACGTGTTTTTCATTTTCTTGTAATGCTCTGCGTTTCTTTTCACACATATGAACTGCAAGAGTTTTTTCTCTTGTAAATGATGTCCCACAGTATGGGCACGTAAATTTTTCCATTATAGTCCTCTTACGTAATATGTATTAGGACCATAGCCGGCATCTTGTATAGCCTGGCCGATGTTATTGTAATCATCACAACCCCTTACAGCCTCTTCCATTTTAACTGCAAAGTCATGATCAATTTGTATGCCACCTAACTTAGGTTGAACTTTATCACGTAAGAATTGATAATGCATTACCGGAGTAGGATGTTGGTCTAAAACTTTCTCATCATCTAATTGTCCTGGTATTGTATGCTTGAACTTTAATCTTGTATCATATTTTTCTACAACATAATTAAATAGATCACCTTCTATAAAAATATTATCTCTAAATAAATTTTCATAAATGTCTAATAAATTTTTATCTCCACGCAACGTTTGGACTTGCTCACGCATATCTTGTCCTAGTATAAACAATACTTTAGCAGGACAACCTTTTACAAGTGCTCTTGCAAGAGTAATGTAATTAAATGTATGCATCATAAAACTATATTCGTTCCATACTTTATCTATTACATGAAACTTTAGTTGATCCGAATGTGTGTTTGTAAATACATTTCCTCCTGGATACCAACTCTCAATTATATCTTGATCCCATTTATGAAAATCAAATCTATGATGATCAGTCCATTGCACAATGATCACATCATTGGCTTGGAAATGTGTTTTAGTAAAACACTCAGTAAGTCTTTCTAGTATTTGTCTGTTACCTGCGCCTCTGTTTGCCCAGTTTCTAAATCCGTTTTCAAATGACTGTCCTAGTATGTCTGCCCATGTAGGCCAGTGATATCTTGTAAGCGAACAACCAAATGTATATAATGTTCCTTGTTGTTGTTTTATATTAGGCATATTGTTCTAACAACTCCTTAAACTCTTTCTTTGTCATTAGACTTAACATTAATTCTAATTCGTCTTGTTTCATGTTAGGATAAATTTTTTCAAGTTCTTTTTGATCTTTGTTACTTGTCTTTTTGTGTTTGTATCCTATCCATTCATGATATTGTATTTTGCCTGTGTTACCACTCATGCACAATAGTTGCCATAAAAGTTTTTTATGTTTTTGTAATACAAAGAATCCTTTGTTGTAATATTCATTTGTTTTGAATACTGCAAGTTCGGCTTTTTCTCTTGTGCTTTTTACACTAGACACATATCTGTTTAACAAATAAAAACTTACTTGTTTTCTTTCTTCATCAGACAGTTCGTCCCAAACGTTCTTTGCGTTTAGGTCGATAGCGGCTAGTACGTCTTTAAGCGGTAGTTTCTTCTGCATTTAATTTTGTCTCTATACTGTATGTCATTCCTATACTAACACGTAATGGCACAGAAGTCACGTCCATAGTATGCCAATAATGTGCTGGAAATAAAACTCCATTACCTTTTTTATATTTTGTTCTTTTTAATTCTGTCTTGCCTTCATCTGAAAAGAATACTGTATCTCCGTCTGCATCATTTACATAATATACAAATGTCCAAAGTCCTGGCTGTCCATTGCGTACATCATTGTGCGGTCCATAATATACTCCTTGCACTGTACCATTAAGTCTTGTTCTTGTAACTTGATTTACGTGTGCATCAGGAATATACTTTGGTATAATATCCATAGTCAATCCTGTGTGTAGCATATTGCTTAATTCTTTATGGTCATCTAATATATTACTTGATGTACAATACATCACGTTTGTAAACAAGGCAGGTGTCTTATAGTTGCCGTCTTGTTCATCTTCTTCTGGTACATTTACAAATTTCCAATCTACATCTTTAGTTTGGTTTTCAATATATGTTACTAACCAATCTGGAAACGGGTTTTCGATTTCGAATATTTTATTTGGATCTCTAAGCATTTTATTATTATACTACACCTTTACTCATTTGTCAATCATCTTTCAATAAATTGTAAGTCATTTTTAATTTACTGAATAATTTTTGAATTGTTTTATTTCCTTCATTTGCTTCTACCATACAATCATGGAATTCATGATCTTCTAAATGCCATTCTGGTTTTTGTTCACGTTCTATACAAATCCTTGTACCAGTTTCGGTATCACGTTCATAGACTGTAAGTCCTCCATCTGGTGATTCGTAAATTTTATCAGTCAACTTGCTTTCCTACTGTGCGTCTTACTATATCATTATGATTAAATTCTGCCCAGTATAGTTCGAATGCCACGCCATCTTCTAAGCCTTCAAACTGATGTACCTTACCAGGTTTGACCTGTGTAAAGTCTCCTGCATTTAAAATCGTTTCATCGACCAAACCTTCTTGATCATCTTGCCAGACCCTAACAATCATCTTGCCAGACTCAACAAAGAAACCATTCCATTTAAATTTATGTTCGTGTTCTGAACATTTATATCCTTTTTTAAATTCTATACGATGAAACTCTAATACACCGTTAGCATGGATCAGTTCTGTTTGACCCCATATTTTTCCAGCCTTCATTTGTTTCTCCTTTTCATTCTGTTAACAAACTTTTGATATGATCCTAAACCAATCATTAAACTATTCAACTTTGCAAGTTCTTGTGTCGTAACAAGTTCAGTTTTTAATTTAATTTTTTTATCTGATAATGGAATCAATTGTAACCACGGATCTCCAACTTCGACTTTTATTTCACTATTAAACGGAACCATTAAGTTTACAATAGTTGCGTGTTGGTATTTGAATTCTGTTATTGCAGGACAGGTCCAATATTTTAATGGATCTGTTTGATGCCAGGCAGGACTTGTCCATATAAACTCTACTCCACTCTTTTCTCTAATCTGCCAAGGACTCATTACCTTACCATGAAACATATTAGGCTTATGGTGTGCATAGTCTTGTGGATCATGTGGTATCAATGGTACGTTTTCTGGATATGTCTGCACTTCGCAAACATCTACTTGATCAAATGTTTTTAAGTTAAGTTGTAACCAAGCAGGAAATATTATTCCTGTTGTAAGCATTTGGTTAACGTGTGGGCAACGTTTTAGTGTTGCATTATCTAATCCTCTGTATGTAGGAGTATCCATCTTACGAGTCGACGGCATAGACTTCCACCAGTCAGGCATAGAGTCTCTAGCAAGTTCAGGACCATATGCTTCATAGATTACTCTTTGATCAGTAAAGCACTCTACTTCAATAGTAGGTGTAGGCACAAATATATCAAATATTTTTTTCAATGTGTTCATTACTTAATTGTTCTGGGCGTTGTAGTTCTGCATGAATATTTAAACCCATTACTATTCTTTCTTGGTTAGATTGATTAGGTTGACTTCTGTGACTTAACCAACCAGGGAAAAATATAATGTCCCCTTGCTTTGCTTCTACTTCTGTATAGTATTCGTGTAGTGTTGTAGCACCATGCGGATGTCTTGGATAACTTCCCCATAGGTGTTTGTGTATGTTTGTAAATTCTAAATTGCCACCCTTTTCAGGTTGCTGTAAATAAAATGACATAACCATATGTGCATCACCGTGGTCGTGTGTGTCAGTCCATTGATTAGCAGTATGCTTGTTTACCCAACTCTTTGTTATACCAAACCAGTTGTAATGTAATTCCCAAGCATCAAGTACTTGTTTGACATAAGGTTCTATGTCATTACAAAATGTAATCATCTCAGGCCACAGATGAGGTGCGTTGGTGTGTCCTGTACTTGTTATACCACCCTCACGTTCTACTTCGCCGTGGTCTGTGATAATACTTAAAAATTTTGAAGCACGTTCTTGTAACTTGCTTACATCTTTATCGTAATTAGTCTTCCAAATAAGATTTGGACTTAGACTTATTCGTTCCAAGTCTGTCATTGTCTGTTACCTCTATTGCTTTGATTATTAAAAATAGTACTACCACACTTGTTATGATACCACATACTAATAATCCAATTCCTGCGCCTACTGTCATGCTTCCTTTTCTAAAACAACAATATATTTTTTCTTTTTACGGAATAAAGTATATATTGGTTTTGCTTTGATGTTTTCCTTAATTTTGATATCCCACCACTCAGGTTGTTCTAGTATAAGATGTGCGTTTCTTCCATCTGGTAAAAACTTACGTGCTGGAATAGTGTCTATCATTAAATATGCTTTCTTTGTAAAAAGCAAACTAATATGTTTCATTACATCATCGATCTTATCTGGTTCGATGTGTTCTAGTACATCTGTACATAATAAAAATTCGTATGTCTTTTCTGAATCAGGAACAGTTTCAAAATCTGGCATTCCCGGATCATATCCTCTAACCTCTGCGTCTGGATATCTTTCTTTCAATCCGTTTACTACATTACCTTTACCACACCCATAGTCTATGAAACTTTTATGTCCATCTGTAAACTGTTCTAAGCCTTTAAGCCAAGCAGTGTTACCAAAGCCTCTAGGTCTTTGATGATGCAGTCTATTAAGTAAATGTTTATAGTAAGGAGAGATTAGGTCCATTAAAATAACTTTCCATAGTCAATACATTCTATTTGTCTACTTACATCTTTAATAAAAAATGCACACTTGGGGTTATGTTTATCTTGTACCGGCACTGCTAACAACTGTCCGTTCTTCATTTTAGGGAAGTACCATTTTACATCATTGTAATAATTTATTACCTTACAAGGCATAAAGTCTGGCTTTCCACTTGTCAAAGGATTGAATACAAATGCTTCAAATCCTCTGTCAGCAATACTTGTTAATGGAAGTATTTCTACGTCCATTCCTGTTTCGCTGTCTCCTACTGCTAGATTCCAATCCAATGGCATCTGTACTTCTTGGCCGCCTATGTCTAATACTATTGCTGGTGAACTAAAACTTTCTAAGAATATTAGAGGCATAAAAAAGAAGTCTGGTTCGTTCGGATCACTATTATCCAAAACACTAAAGCGGACATCTTCTTCTAGTTCTTCAGGCAAATTATTAAGACTAAAGCAAGTATTATCTAATGTTAATATTTTCATTTCTTCTTTTTTCTTTCCATAATTTGTTTAGGGGTTAAACTACCCGGGTCAAGTTTTTGTAAACGACAAGTGAATAATTTCTTCTTGCCTTTTGACGTTACAAGCACAGGTTGTCCATGCTCATCAAACTCGATGCTTTTTATTTTTGTTGATACATTTCGAAAACGTCCTACTTGTATCTCATCACCTACATTTATTTCAACAGTTAGTTTTTTCATTCCCAGTCTACCTTTTCTATTGTAAACGGATATTGTGCTTCTTTATAAAACTTTTTACGTTGTGTTAAATGTCGTTTTGCATACTTGCAAGTACTTGTAATATCCCATATTTGTACAAAGTCTTTATCTTCTGCCTTTCTAATGCCTCTACCAATTGATTGTATCACTCTTACAAATGATTTGCCTGGTTCAATTAAAACTAAATTAAAGATACGTGGAATGTTAATACCAACAGCCGCTACTCCGTATGTTGCAATAATAACTTTATCCTTTGCTTCTTTAACTTCGTCATATTGTTCTTTTCTATCTTTTACCTTTACGTCACCCTTAATAAAAACTGAGTCTGGGATAAGTTCTTGTAATAAATTGCCTGCACTAATTCTATCTACTAGAATTAGAGTGTTACCTGCCTGTTTAATCTTAATACAAAGTTTAGCCAAATATTCAATTCGTTCTTTGTTTGTAACAAGATATTTTAGTTCTTCCTGATAGCCTTTATATTCTTTCAAGTCTACCAGTTGTACAACATTAACATGACAACTAGATAATACACCTTTGTCTTGTAATTCTTTTGCACTAATTTGATTAATTACAGGACCTATACTTGCTAGAATACTTTGGAATTCAAATTGTTCCTTTGGTATAGTACCTGTTAGTCCCCAACGTATTGGAGCATTTTTTAAATTCTGTGTTAATAACTTTTTAAGTACTTCTGCTTTTGCTTGGTGTACCTCATCGATGATAATAGTTTCAACGCCATCTAAAAATTCTGCAAGAGTCATTGCTTCTTCATAGTTACCATTCTTACCTTTTTTGTCTAGTATGTTTAAACTTTGCCAAGTACAAATAGTATGCGTTTTACCTATATCTTTTCTATCACCAAAGTAAACTCCAACATCTAATCCGCAGTTAACGTAGTCTTCTTCTGTTTGTGTTACCAGGCTTTTGTTAGGAACAATAACTAACGTACGACCAATCTTTTCACATAAGTGAGATAGTGTTGCAGTTATGATTGTTTTACCTGCACCAGTGGCAACTTCTTGTAAGCACTGTGGCGACTCTATAAATTTATTAATTGTTTCTACTTGATAGTCTCTAAGTACAATTGGTTCACCTTCTGCAGGATGTCCTTTAGGCCAAGTCTTACCTTGCCAATAATCTTTTGTTATTTTTGTAAAAGACAAATCATGTTTCTGTCTATTATCTTCTATGTCTTCTACTTCATATCCGTTATCCATTAAAGTTTTTAATACAACATCTAAATGATTAACATATCCATTACCACCTAGTCCAAAGAATCCAACTGTGCCGTCCCAACGTCCTAGTTTATATTGAGGCATATATCTTGCATATGGTACTTGCCACTTTAGTTTGTTAGCAAGTTTCCTTCTCATGTCAACAGGCAATCCTTCGACTTTAAAATTAACTTCGTCTTTGATTATAATTTTACATCTCATATTGATTCAATCCCTGTTGCTGACTTACCATACTTTGCAATAATGCTTGGTTGACTATTATAGAAAATACTTAGATCCATATCTTCTACTGCTAGGCTTACTTTTGTACTATTGTATCTTTGACTATTTGCAATACCTAAACTTGCAATAGGTGACCATCCTGCTTTTTGTAAAGTATTTGGATATTTGGTTTCAAGAACATAAACTATTTGTGTTTCTGGCGTTACATTATTATTTAACCCCTGGTCCTTCACATATTGGTTAAATTCGCCATTGGATTGGTTATCTAATCTAAACACACAACTAGTTTTGTTTGTGTCTATTACGTTTTTAAATAAGTCATTCCATAATTTTATTTGATCTATTGCATCCAAAACTTTAGTAATTACAACCATAAGCGGAAATCTATCCAACTGTACTAATGCATCAACTACATTATTACTTGACCACTTATTACTATCTACTTCAACAAACTTCCCTTTTCTATTTGCAAGTGCTGACGCAAGTGGCGACAAATGTTTAGTTAAACTTTCTTTATTATCAAAATGATGTAAGCCATAACGAAAACGTCTATCAAATAATATATGTACATTCTCCTGTGTTACATCTCCAAACTCTTCCTGTAAAAATTTCATAGTACGATCTGGTAAGTTTCTTACTTCAGTATTATACACACCTGGGATATAATTATGTCTTGTCTTTTCATACTCTAAACATTCTTTATACACTTGTTGTATCTCATCACTTATTTCCCAATTGGCAGTGATTGTATTTGCTACTTCAACTACTCTAGTAATATTACGTTCGGTAGGTTCGAAGAAGTGTGTATGCTCGTGATATGAATAAGAATCAGGTGCAAGTCGTTTAAGTCTATCTATTGCATCTATCATCTTTCTATTGAAAGGAAATCTTATTGCAAGTCTTTTTTCATCTGTACTATTTTGCACATAATCTTTTTGCCTAACAATCTTAATCCAAAAACTTTTATCAACTTGCCTAAACGGTTCTCTATGTTCATGTACTGCTTCTGTAATATCAATACCATTCTTATGAAATTCAGTTACATAATAATCTTGTAAAATTTTATTGCACATATAGAATTGCTTTTCGGTAAGTGCTTTTCCCTTGTACACTTGTTTGGCAACACTTCTAATTACTTTTACATTATCTTCATGTAAATCATAAGGAAGATCATCCATACGAGCATGATACCCGACTAGGTGTTCAAGGCAATCTTCGATTGTATTAACAGGCATTCTCTTCATGATTTAAGTATTATACTACGAACTTGCTAGAAAGTCAAGTGTTTTAAAGGCAAACCTTCAGATATCTCATCAATAGTCCATTCGGTGTAAGCCAAATCGTTAAACCATTGTGTTCTATCAGGACGGATTGGTAACGTAATTGTATCTAAGTTTTGATTAGCAACAGGCCAAGCAAGGCTGTGTGGTCCTGTAAAAACTGGTACACCTTCAATCATTGCCTGCGTTGCAGGATTGCTAGACCAATTTATAACTGCAAATGCGTTATCTGTTTTGAAATCAAAATCATCATAAGAACCTTTTATTTTTATAGGTTGTTCACGTATTACGTTCTCAAACTTGTGTTCGATTCCTCCCACAGGGCATCTTGGGTGCGGTCTCCAAATTATTCTTCTGCTACTAATTCTACGTATTTGGCTTATAATATCGTCTAGCCATTTAGCCATAGGAGGCATATCTCTCCACTGATGACTTTTATCATGTTGGCCACAAATAATAATATCTTCACCAAATATATTCCAAGGGTCTAATGATATACCTAGTTTAGCACACCTATGAAAGTTGTTTCCTTTTGGACCAAAGTTTGCTTCTCCATTAATACCATTTAGTCCCACCTTCCATGTTGTACCTCTAATAAGTCCACCAACTTCTAATACTAAAACATCTTTACCTTGGCTTCTTGCAGTTTTAAAAATCTGTTCATTAGGTGCCATGCGACCATTCCATAATACACTCCATATGACAGGAATATCGCAATCGTCTGTGTTGAATGCAACTTGATGTCCTAAGGCTGTAATACCTTTTTCAAGAGCAGTAAAGATAGGCTTACTGTTCAAAGCGCCATATTGTGTCCATAGTCCAAATTTCATAGTTAAATACCTGTGTAAATATTTATAAGGATGATGTAATGGATAATATACTAGTGGTAACTACATTCCATAAACCGGGTTTGGATAGTTACGGTCAACGTATGTTAGATACTTTTGCAACAAATGTTGATAAAAGAATTAAACTAGTATGCTATGCAGAAGATTGTGATCCAGTAAATCCTGATCCTGAACAAATCAAAATAGTCAATCAAACACACCTAACTAAACTTTTAGCCTTTAAAGAAACATGGAAAGACGAACCCAAAGCAAATGGCAAATGTCCTTGGCCTGAAAGACGTCCAAGAGATTGGCATAAAGAATTTAAATGGGACGCAGTAAGATTTGCAAATAAAGTTTATGCAGTGTTTGATGCATTTCATAATAGCGAAAAAGATTTAGTTGTATGGATGGATGCTGACACAGTTTGTCATGCACCAATCACGTATGAAAAGTTCGAGTCTTTCTTTAAAGAACGTACTTGGTTATCATATCTTGGAAGAGCACATAAATGGCCCGAGTGCGGATTCTATGGAATTAGAAAAAGCGTAAGTGGTGGTAAAGAATTTATTCAAGAGTTTCAACGTGTGTATGACGATGCTGAAAACGGAATATTCAAGATGGAAGAATGGCATGACAGTTTTGTTTTCAACGAAGTGCTTAAAGGTATGCGTGGTCAATATCCAGACATTAACGACCTAAGCGGACATCTAGTAAAAGGTGAAGGACATCCTTTAATCAATACAGAACTAGGTGCATACTTTGATCATCTTAAAGGTGATAGAAAAGATCTAGGTATCAGTAAACGAAAAGATCTATTTAAATTACGCGACGAAGAGTATTGGAAAGATATTAAATAGGAGCAGGAATATTATTTTTGTCTGCCCATTTACGCATATGGTTCCATATCTCACCTTGTTTAGATTCCTCTAAAGTCCAGTGACACATTGCAAGTTTTTGTAACCACGGTTCCCTATCAAACTCTTTTGGTTCTAATAATTGATTAAAATTATGATGCGAAACATCTAATGCTTGACTTCTTCCTGCGTCTGTAAGAAACACAGGTACACCTTCTATTGCCGCAATTATTCCAGGACTACTATTGTGTCCAACCATTGCACAGGCATTTTGTAAATCTTGGAAAATTGTCCTGTTTGTACTTGCATAAACTTTTTGTGAAGTCATATGTCTAATGCGTTGTGGATAAGTTGGTGCTAGTTTGTCTCCAGGATGAAACCTAACAACAATAGGATTTGCACTTATCAAACGTATTTCCTTTATTGTTTTTTCTAACCAAACAAATACATCTTGTCCTTGCATACTCCAACCACCATGACGTTGACAACAGATTAAAATATGACCATCGTGTTTTGTCTTCCAAGGTTTTACTTCTATGCTTAACATTTCTTTTATTTTTTCCCAACGTGTGGGGTCTACAATACTTGTACAATATTCACCTGTGTTAGCAAATATCCCATCGTAACCATAACGCAAATATCCTTTGCTGTTATTATTATCATATGCTAAAAATAAATTACTGTCTACTATGATACAACGTTTACCTCTTTTAATTTGATTTTCATATACGTTGCGTCTTAATTTAATATGTGGTGTGGGTTTACTGTTTGCATGAACAAAGCCTTGTATTAATGCAACGTCTGTGTCCAAAGGCATATATGTATCTACAAGTAAACCTTTATCTCCTGATCGATTAACACCTTCAATAAAGTTTTTAATTATTGCTGGCTTCTCTGGCTTACTGTTTCCCGGAGGAATACATTTCAAATAACTTGATACTGTTAGCATAATCCATAGTCCCTTATAATCTTCATAGCCTTCCCTGACTGCAATTCTAAAGGTGTGTACTGGCAATATGCTAACCAATTTTGCCATGCTACTACTTCTTGTGGATCTGTGTAAAGGGGACGTTCTATTCTAGATAAATCATTTAACACCAGAGTACCCGCGGCACAGGCTCCTGGTGCTGTTGCAAAGGCAGGTACTCCCCACCCAACTGCTTCGGTTGCCGCTATTGAATTGTATGTTACGACTGCGTATATGTCATCTTCATTTAATTGTGTAAGTAAACTTCCGTCTCTAATTCTTTCACGTCTTAGACCTTTGTCTCTTATAATAATTTCTCTATCAGTATGTTTTTTTAATTCTGCGATTGTTTCTTTTACCCAGTCGTCTCTAGTAATACCATAAAACTTACAAGGCTTTTCACTTGGAGTAACAAGCAAAATGTTTTTACCAGGTCTTCGCCATTGGTTAAATCTTATTTGCGAAGCACCAGTAAGCAAGTCAAATCTATCACTTGGTAAATCTAATCTTGGCTTTGTGTGTTGTACATTGTTAGGGACAACTCTATGCCACCATTTCTTTTTGTTTAAGTTTCCTAGATATCCTGTGTCAATATAAAAGAAAGGTCTGCCTTCATTCCAAAAACGATGTATCTCTTTTCTACGTGTCATTGAACGTAGTATAACAGGAACGTGTGCAGGGTATCTTTCGATACGTATGGACTTTGCTGGAACTACATCTGCTTCTGTAGATTCAACTAGTAATTTTACTATCTGATCAAATTCATCAATCGCTAACATTCATCATATCCGCTAGTTCTAATTTCCATTCTTTGTGATAATCACAATCTCGATAGTTTTCAAACCATGGACCGCCTTCAGTATAGTGTAGTAGTTTAGGCTTGCCATCTTGAGGTTCTTTGTACCAATCGGTTAACCAGTTCCATTCATGTGATAGTTGTCCTACCTCACTGTCTTCTAACCAACTGAACCTGTGTAAATATTTTCCTGTAATATTTGTATCATTTACAACACTGCTACTAATCTTTTTATTGCTAGGATGTCCGCAGTTGAAAAGCATTACACTAGACCAATTTTTTCTAGGATATAATACTTGCTTCTGTCCGTCCATCTTCATTCCTTCTCTAGGAGTATAATCATGATGAACACACATTACAGCATACTTGTCATCGGCTTGGTCAAATAATTCTTGTATATCTGTTAATAGGATCATATCACAATCCATAAACAATGCCCAACCTTTGTAGTCACAAAGTTCTGGTATTAGAAATCTAGTAAATGTAAATTCAGTTGATGACAAAGGATCAATAGGTCTAGTGTACCAACCTGAATCTCTTAATTCTTTTTGTATCAAAGGTCGCACTAATACCTCTTGGTTTCTTCTTGCAATACTATGTTTGCAAACTTGATAGGCAATGTCTTCTCTAGGATCGTAACCTACAAACACTTTGTTCATTTTCTAATTATATCACTTTCTATACATTTAGGACCATATTGTACTTCTAAAATATGACACGGTTCTTTTGTATGATTTATGCCTTGATGCCATTCATTTACTTCAATAGTGGTGCTTTGATTTTGGATTAATTTTTGTGTAGTATCCAAATCACTACTAACGTCTAGAGTCCCTATTGTAATTTCGCCTTTAAGCACGTACCAATGTTCTGCTCTATGCTCATGTCTTTGCATAGATAAAAATTTATCAGGTTCTATAACAAGTTCCTTAACTTTGTATCCAGGCTTGTCATCTAATACTCGATACCAACCCCAAGGACGTTTAGTCTTAGGAAATTTATATTCTTCTAGTATCCAACTACTTGAATTAATTTTATCTTCACCACCTACACCAAATGCAAATTCAATTTTATCGCCATAGGTTGCCATCTCAGGAATGTTGTCTTTTGTTCTGTCTCCACCATTGGCAAAAATTATATCTTTACCAAAGCCTGAAGTTGCCATTAATTTATAGATTGCTCCACAGGCAGTATTATCACTATCGTCCCATACTAGCACGTCATCTACCATAGATAGATTACTGATTATTTCCACACGTTCTTTTATTGGCATAAATGGTTGACCTTTTTTACGTGTAAGCCATTCGTCTGAATTTAGACCAACAACCAATTTATCTCCCAATTTTTTTGCGGATTTGAAGTATGCAATATGCCCACTATGTAGAGGATCAAAGCCTCCTGTCACTAAAACGACTTTCATAACAGTATTTACACAACTGAAAATTTGATAATTATTAATATGAAACAAGTGAATTTATTCAGCCATGACTTGTATGTTGTGGAATTTTCAAAGCACAACGAAGTTAAAGAACTATTGGGCAGGGTAGTTACAGACTATCAAAAGATATCTGCAAACAATAATATTCAACACGTTAATACTTGGGAAAGCATAAACAACATACACACAAACAACGCCTTAAACCATGTTCTTAAGAGCGAAGAAGTTTCTAACTTTGTTAAAGAAACAGTAAAGAGTCATGATATAAAACAAGGACAAACTGTTGGAATCACAAGAAGTTGGTTTTATAGTGTGTACCCTGGTGGCTGTATAACAAAGAAACGTAATACAAATAGTTTCTATACAGGAATGTATTTTTTGAATGCACCTAGTAAAGCAGGTAGTTTAGTAATTGAAAATCCTGCTTCTGAATTTTATTTTAGTAAGATACACGTTGAAAACAAGAATCAATATAATAGTTGGGAACAATTTTGTCCTATGCCAGAAGGACAAATATTCTTTGTTCCAGGTTACCTTAATCACAGAACAACAATTAACAATGAAGAAAAAGATCCTTTAAATGTCATTTGTTTTGATTTAGAAATAATCCAAAAATGAAGCACATAGACGAACTGTTTAAAAGCAGTAATCAAAATAAATTTAGTTATGTTTTGATGTTACCAATGCAAGATAAGGTGTTAGAAACCGAACTTGCAAATTGGTTAAAGGATCGTGTAAACCTGGTTAAAACGCCTGTATATAAGCAGGAAGAACTAGAGTATATGTTTGAGTGCTCAGACTATGTTCTGTGCAGTGTAGGGCCCTTAAAATGCGTCGCAGACACCACTAAACCGGTGTTTTTAAACCTACATAAGGATAAGTACAGTATAAAGAACAAAAACAATATATTTGTATTTGATCCTTTTAGGAATGAGCAAAAGAAGGAAATGGATTACCAAAAAGTAATTCAGATCGCAATAGACTGTTTAAAGAAAGACTTAGATAAACACTGGATACCATATTATGAAGTGTAGTGCTTTTTGGAACCATACCAACATTAGAGGCGGAAATAGAATCTATCCTTGTTGTAGATTTAAAACTTCTATTGGTCAATTTGATGGCGACATAGGCAATGTTCTAAACATTCCTGAATATCAAAATATACGTGAAGCAAATGCAAAAGGCGAATTTATTAAAGGTTGTGAAAAGTGTTGGTACGAAGAAAAAATAGGACACAAAAGTTTAAGACAAGAATTTAACGAAAAATACAATTACGATAAAGTTGAACTTAAATTTTTAGAAATAGGTTTTGACAACCTATGTAATTTAACCTGCGATGGTTGTAATTCTGAATTCAGTACTAGTTGGATAGTTAAAGAAAGAAAAATTTACGGTAGTGCTAAAAACAAGTTAATGGAGATTGACGAAGTAACTAATGTCCCAGAGTCTATAAACAAAATTTTATTTTTAGGAGGTGAGCCTTTAATCACAGACAGGCATTTAAAGTTACTTCGTCAAATTAAAAACAAAGACATAGAAATAATTTATAATACAAACGGAACCTTTATACCTAAGAAAGAAGAATTAGCAGAATTTAAATTGTACAAACAGGTTACATTTATATTAAGTGTAGACGGAGTTAAAGACCTTGCAGAAAAAGTAAGAGGTGGAACCAAATGGTCTAAGGTATTAGAATTTGTTGAGTGGGTCAAAGAAAACAAATTTACTTTAGAATTTAATACAGTTGTACATACAAATAACTGGCACGGATTGGAAGACATATATAACTTCTGTAATAGATATGATGCTAAATGGTATGTGAATTGTGTGACATATCCTTTTAACTTATCTATTAATCAATTGAGTTATATGAAGAAACGTAAGTTAAAAAGTATGTTAAAGTATGTTGAAATTCCGAATAAAGATTTTATTCTTGCTCACCTTGATACAAAACCCATTGCTTAATTCTTTGTAGTAATACAATAGGTTGCTTTTGCTTATGCAACTGTAGGTAGTGTTGTCTATTGTGTTCTAGTATTTCTTGAATACCGTTATACATTTCTTCTATCTTATGTATGTTTTTATTTGTTAATATTTTAACTTGTTCTAACGCACTTACCAAACGTTGCGTATCATCTTCTATTTCATCATAACTTTCATCAACAAATTCACTGAATGTCATAAAGCCTAATTCACGTACAAGTTCCAAACTGTTCGGCAGTCCTATAATGATAAAAGGATGTTTATATAAAAAACATTTAAAGACTTTTTCTGTAATTGCTTTACGCATTGAACTTTGATAAAAGTCACCTTCAGTTATTATACTGTAATAACTTTCGCTAAAATAATCTTCAACACTAGGTAGGTTCCTAGCCATGCTACTGTAAGTTTGTTCGTTCAAATCAAGTTCTAATGGGAGTGTATTGTTAAGCCTCTCTACTTGTTCTAGAGAGAAGTTAGCAGTTTGTAAGTTCTGATCTCGATATTTTTTATTACTTTCATTTTCAAATGTACCATTTAAAACATCATTGTATTGTCCTAAAGGACAACTTACAAAACCATGTTTAAGTAAATCATATTGTGCAAGATAGTCAACAGTTTGTAGTCTATGTAATCGTTCTTGTCTATTTAAACAAAGATATTTTTTCTTACGTAAGTTACTATTACCATTCCATGTATCTGGTTGTGTTTTAAGATCAATACCATCAAACCTATCTAAACTTAATTGCACATTAAAGTAAACATAGTTATTATAATATTTTCTTTCTCCAAATACACGTTTTATCATTATGGGTAATCTTTTATTGTTACTTAGAATTACCCAATCACTAATATTGTATTTCTCTACCGCATCTTTTAAAATTTTAAGAAACTCAATATCAGTTAATCCCTCATAACTATCATCTATTACAAGGAAGGTTGGCTTGTTATATGTTTTAAAGTAATTAGTAAATGTTTTAAACACATAATCATTATCACCTAAATATTCAAAAAACACAACAACTTTATCAACACTATCTTCAAGTATTTTGTTATTGTAACTTTCAAAATGAATTGTATCTTTAAAGTTCTCAATAAAAGTTCCTAAACTTCTACTGTTTTGATTCATGGTTACTAAAGGTACTGTTATCATATTTTTACATTCTTTACTACTGCTTCTTCTTGTGGTTTAAGCACAGGGTTAGCAGGACACATAGCACAAATACCATGTGGTTCATATATGTTCTTTACAAACTTTTCTAATTCTTTTTCGTCAACGTCTGGATCTAGTCCTTCGTATTTTAAGTAAGGTTGCCAGTCTTTATCTTCTAACATAAAGTTTTTTGTAAGGTGTGTTCTCACCATACTTATTGGAGGACACTTGTACAATTTATTCTTATATATTATTGGATAAATGTTTACCCCGCAATTTTTATAACTTGATGTTAGGTCATTATCGTTCCAAGGTTTAAGTACGCCATCTACTTCTTTTCTATAATCATACCAGCCTCCTTGTGTTGGATCAGTAACTTCTAATACAACTGTGTCGCAGGTATGTGTGTTAGATGATGTTTCAAACCATTTGCCTTTACTGTAAAATGCTTGGTGTAAATTACTTTCTACTATATCTCTATACTTAGGATTTTTATTGTGCAAACTACAACTTACTTTTGCATTTCCTATCTTTTTTAATACGTTAAAAATCTTAGGACGTTTAGGTAACAAGAAAGCATTGGTGTAAACTTCTATAACTGCATGGTCGAATATGCGTCTGGCTTCAGTAAGTATATCATAAATTCGTGGATGTAATAAAGGCTCGCCGCCGATAATTGTTACATGGTCAGGGTCTAATCTTTTAAACCATTGTTCCATATTAGAAACAATATCCTCAAACTTTTCAACAAAGGCGTGTCCGTGATCAATGAATCTATCACAACCCGGACAGGCAAGATCACAACTTGTGGTGATCATGTATTCTAAATTTCTGATGTGTAGTCCACGTTTAGTCAAAGTAACTTTCCATTGTGCCTTTACGTTTAGTATCTAAAGTAACACAATGGAAACCACCACTCAATGTACGTGCTTGACGCATGGGTAGTGCTATTGATTCTATGCCCCATTTATCTAATTCTTTACGTAAATCTTCTTGATTCTCATCACAGATAACAAGTTTTTCATTTACACTCATAAAGTTTAGACCAATGTATTTACTGCAAGGCGAAACGTTATTCGGCAAGTTAGTCCCAATATCGTGTACTTTATTACCTGGGAAAAATATTTTGTCCCAGTCTTTAAAGATAGGTGGATACCAATCAGGATTAATTCTATCACCGTTAAACAAAACAAGTCCTGGACGTAATGGTATCACAGTACTATCGAAATGTGAGTAACTATAAAATTTTTCAGCAAGATGAATCTTGTACCCTCTTGGTTCTAATATTGTTTTCAACCATTGTCCCCCTAACAATGATCCACTGTTGCTTACTTGATAAATTAAATCTTTACCTAGTCTTACAACATTAGGTGCATCAAAAACAATTTCTTTATTTGTCAATGTAGGAATACTTAGATCCTCTAATTGATAACTTTCATCTAAAAGTCTTGGTCGTGGAGCACTTATCCATTGTGATCCTCCGGCCATTGCTTCGTATAAAAATTCTCTATATGCAAGTGTTTCATATTGTCTTGCTCTCATGGCTCCTGGACAATCAATGATAAGATTATCTAATGGCAGTAGTAAATCTCTTGGACAATAAGTGTACCAACCTGTTGTTTTCCAATCAGGAGATGAAAACTCTTTGGAATGATCAATAGCCTTTGGACGTCTTACTTTGACTCCAAGGTTACCTAGAAGTTTTGCTAATCCGTCAAGGTCTTCATTTGCTTCATTGATTACCCAATCAGGACTAGGACCTTCTAAGTCTTTAATGTGTTCATATTCGCAATCCGCAAATCCAAAACTGTGTGTTGATTTATCAACTGTTGGAATACGGGCATGATCGGCAATTCCAACAAAACATTCCTCTAATTGATCCCAATCATTATGACTACTTACTATTGTCATTTATTTTTTCTCCTATTAGTTCACTAATACATACCCTATTCACTTTGCCACCTCTGTTAAATTCTTTATACTCTTCGCCTCCTAAACCAAACATTATACAGTCTGTAGGCTCTAAGTTTTTCTCTTTGCATACTTGATGATATTGTTTTTCATATGTATGCCAATTATGATCAACACCATATTCTTTTATAAGAGTATTAGCAATACTTAACGATACTCTATTAACCATATCTACAGAATTGAACACGTCAATACCGTCATCTGCATTGCCTCTTTGGCACCTTATTCCTACACGTAAAAACTCTGCACCGTAAAATGCTTTACTAATACTAAACGTAATTGTATCAATACAACGGAACGATAGATCTAAATTTATGTTTTGTGTACAAGGAAAATAAGCAAAATCTAATAGTACAGGTATATCTAAGTTATTACACAAATGTAATAGTTGCTCTGTAAGTTCGTGTTGCTTACCTAGGTCACTAAACGGCACACTTAAAATAAGTGCATCACCTCGCATAAGATCTGCGTTAAGTTCTTTAAATTGTGCACCATGTTTTAAACAAGCCTTGTGATACATAAATTCACCAGCAAAGAATCTAAAACGTTTTTCTTTATATTTCCAATAAAAGTGATCGAAACTTTGTATAGTTCCGTTTACGATTTGTATGTTTTTATATTTCCAAAGATTCTTTAGATTGTTTTTTGTACTAGACTGTATCCATTTAAAAAAATTATCCTTAAATTTGTTGGGTAATTTTTCGTTGTATAAGTCCTGTGCAGGAATCATACTTTCAATACGTTGTCTAATACTGAAATCTACAACAGGTTTAGCCCCTCTTAAATTCATCTCTAACTCCGGTTACCTGCATTGTGTACTTTGGTTTCATTCCATTATTTCCACTAAGATGTGGTTCATCTTTTTCTATTATTATAGCATCACCACGTTTCCATTGCAAGATGGGATTGTTGTTTATTTCAAAGTAATGACCCGATTCCCAATCTTCCAAAAATATGTTTACACGAATACAGTCTTCAGGAGCAACATCAAACTTTTTGGATATCATATAAAATGTATCTACATGACTAGGTAATGTTTGTCCAGGCATCTGATGCATTACTGCTATTGTGTAACGATCAAATAAACTTTTAGCAAACGTCTTAAACTTACCGTTTGGAAATGCTTGTTTGTATTTTGTATTGTTAGCAGTATATCCTGCTAGATGATATTTTTTATTTTGTGATTCAAATGCAGTTGCTCGACCTTCGTCAGTAACATTATCTTTCTCTGACCAGACGAGAGTTTTATAATTTAAAAATGGTAAGTCAATTCTTATTTGTTCCATGATTGATCGTATGGGGTTCCTGTTTTTTCATCATACCAGTATAAACTTCTGTGTGGTGGATGCTTGTCATCATGTTTAGCATTGCTAACATAATAAAAGAACCTTATTCCTTTTCTACTTTTACCTTCTGGACAGACCATTGGTTCAGGGTATCCGTGGAATGCAAAATTATTGTAATTCCATATGACACAATTACCTGCACCTACTGGAACCTTAGTTAAAAGTTTTTCTCTTTTGCTATCATAAAAGTTTAACTGTCCTCCCCACTGTTCTTCCCAATCGTCATTTAAATAAATTACAACACTTAACATTCTGTGGAGTTTAAGTTCTTCACACCAATTAAAATCAGTATGTATTTTTAAACTATCACCTGCAAATGATTTCATATATCCTGCACCAACTAAATGCGGATCGGGTATTAAGTCAACTGTGTCAGTAACTTGTTGTAGCCATTTAATAAATGTAGAACTGTGTAACGTATGTACTATTTCATCTTGTAAAGGTGTTCTATCGCAGTTATTAAACTCATACATACACGACCCTGCACGAGTAAATTGTTTGCAATCTTCTAATGGAATATCGTCTAACTCTTTAGCAAGTTTCTTTACAACGTCTAAAGGTAAAAAATTATCTAGTGTTAATAGACTGTAATCAGGGTGATTTCTGTACTGTTTTTGAAGTGTGTACGTATCCTTGAAATTTTTGGATATATGATTTAATACCTGTTGCTTCATGCAACTATTTACTTTGTTACAACGTCGTTATAGACTTTCTTGAGATGCTCCCAAGGTAAACCTGCTTTACATTCATCTTCACGCCATTGGCAATATGCCAGGTCATTTAACCATTGTAAACGTTCAAAATATTCAGGTTTTTCTATTGTAGAAAGATCTTTATTAGATACTTCCCAAGCCATACTACTTGGACACATACTATAAGTTGGAATGCCTTCCATGGCACTTTCGGTTAATCCATTACTATTAAAACCTACTACTGCATAAGCATTTTCAAAGTCTTTATATAAACCTTCTCCACCTTCTAATATACCCCAGCCACCCATATTGGTGCTAATGGTTATACCATCATCTTTAATTTTGTCTAAAACTGCAATTTGTCTGTCTTGGCGTAAAGGGTGCATTCTAATACGTATAGGCCTGTCAGTGTATTTTTTTATTTCACTGATAGTATGTCTAATGAATCCTTCATAACTGCCATGTTGTTTTACTAAATTTTTTAAACTACTATCACCCGGACGTTGTAATAGTACTAATATGTATTCGCCTTTTGTTCTCCAATCCTTAACAACAAGACGTTGATCTTTTTGAATTTGTGCATATCTATCACCTGGGCATTTTGTATTGTTGTAGTTACCTTCATCTCTAAAATAACTGAACCAACTATATCTATGATATGCCATTGGATTAGGCGGTGGTGGCATATTGCGTCTGAATACTGCTGACTCTACACATATCCACGGCTTACCACTGTCAGCAACATAATTGTAAATGTGTCCTATCTTCTTTTCTTTTTTACATTCTTTTATGTTTGCTTGTACATATACATCGGCATTTGCATTTTTTATTTCTGCAAAAGGCACAACCTTAAATGTTTCTGGTAGTGGATGATATGTCCACATAAGTTCTTTGATTGCTACTACATTCATTTTGTAAACACCAAACCTCTATTCCTTACAAAGGCTTTTTTGCCTTTCTTACCTAGGTTCATTGTACTATGTTGTCTAAGTTGATGTGTTAGTTCTGCATTATGTTTTAGTCCATTTGTTGCGAATGTTTGTATCCAGTAATCTTCATCTTGAAGGTTTACATGATGATGACCTTCCCAACCGGGTGGTGCATAAGTTACAACAACTGTATTACAAGATTGAAAACAAGGCATATAGTTTGGTATGTATTTTGCATCTACGTGTTCTACAAATTCAACACTCCAGCCTATGTCATATTCAAAATCTGGTATTAGTGGACCTTTGCTAAAATCATGTAGAGTATAATTTGTTTCGTCAGGTCTTTGTAAAGTATGGTCACCGTCTATGCCTTTTACTAACAAGCCTTTGGACTTGGCTAGTTCAACCATACCGCCTGGACCACAACCTATATCAAGAAAAGATTTAGCATTAAAAGTTTTTATTAACCAATCCAATGCTCCGTTGTCCAAGTGTGTTTTGTTCTGATGTCCGCCAAGGTGTGCTTCTAACATTAGATATCTACCTTGTGTCTTTTTAAAAACTTACCCATTTTTTCTTTCTTCTTAGTGCCTTTCATGTGTACCATTTTAGGTCTAAGTATTGAACTATTAAAAGGATGTTTGTTTGTCTTAGCACCTTTATTTAGATCAAAGAATAAATCTTTGTTTGGATGTTGAATTCTCAAAGTTGTAAAAATAAAACTATCGTGGGTTTCACGTAATTCTTTTAATTTTAAAGTAGTGTACATTTCTTCAAAGTCTTTTAAAAACTTTTTTACACTCGGATTGTCTAAATCATATAACATAAATCCGCATTCATCATATACACTAGGTCTACCTAAATAACTTATACCATATCCTTCAGGTTGTAAACTATCTAAAAAGTTAAAGTCCATAGGTGTATGTATCATGGCATCTGCATCAAGCCAAACTAATTTACCTGTTCCTTCTGCCATTCTAAAAATTGGAAATGTTTTGTGTGCAAATTTTGTAGCCTGCCATTTAAATTTAAATTTTTCTTTAGCCATAATTTCTCCATTTAAGAATGGATCTTTATCGCCAACTTCTAAAAATTTTCTAAGTTTAGGACAAGCCTCATATATGCTATACCAAATAACTCTGTCTGAAAGTTTAGCATTTCTATACCATGTGCTTACTTCTAAGTCTTCTGAAAATATATGTAACTTGACACCTTCAGGGAGATGTTTATCCCACGTTTGAATATTTTCTCGTGAGCCTAATTCCCAATATTTTTTGTTTAAACTTGTTACGATATTATACTGAGGCATCTTCCATACCAGCCACTCTAAGTTTAACAATGTTAGTAAGTTGCCATTGTTTTTGATCAAGTCCTTTTAGTACGCCTAACCATTTGTTTCTCATAAGTGCTAATTCATTAATTATTTTTTCATAATCAACTACGTCTGGTTCACCATCAACATATTTTTCTACATCTCTGCTGGAAAGTGCTCTTTGATAATTTTCTAAATACTTTTTAAAATAAGAACTTCTTAAACGTCTTAACTCAATATTCAGATAGTTTAATATTGCTTCAAGTTCTTGTAATTGATTGAATCTTTGTTCGACAATACCTGGCATACTCGCAGATGCTCTTTCTATATTACCTTTGATACCGACTTCTCTTTTTGCTTCGGCTAGTTCATTCTCGTAATATATTAGAGCATCTGGAATATTACCAATGTCTTTTGATATTTTACTATACCACATTAATATTCATCATCCTCTGCGAAATCGTCATCATCTTCGTCTAGGTCTAAATAATAATTTATGGCCGCATCTAAATGATCGCAACTTCCCATTGAGTCTCTAAATGTTTCGTCACTAACACCCATATCTGCACAGGCATCTACATATTTTTCTGCAACCATTTCGATTTGCTTTTTGTCTATGTATTCCTTAAACAGATTCCAAATGTCAATTACGTGACTTGAGTCCGCATCTATCACTTAATTACTCCTCGGTTGTTTCTTCAACGACATCCTCTACTACTGGCTTACCATCAGCCATGTTTGCGAAGTCATTCATAATTATATCTAACTTATCGCCTGACCAATCTTTTCGATACTCCAAGTTTTCTTTGCCTGTTGAATCAACGTATTTAAGCCTATTGCCTTGTTGTGTAAGCAGTCCTTTTTTCTCAAACAAGTCAACTAATCCACTGTATGGATTCATACCTGTTTCATAAGGAATTTTAACCTGTACGCCTTCAAACGGTTTTGCATATCTAGTTTTCATAACTTTACAACCCGCTCTAATACCACGTACATCAGTTACTTTCTTACCATCTTCGTCTTCTTTTAGTTTAAGTTTTTTCATTGCAACAACAATACTTGATGCATATATAAAACCTTGTCCACCACTTATTTTATCATCTGGATCAAACATATCTTGTGATGCATAAGTGTGGTTAGTACATACTAGTCCTACGTTATGTGAACCAATCATGTTTACTGTGTTACGTACTAATGAAGTAAGTGCCTTAGGTTTTCTACCCATATCACCCTTCATATCACCTTTATTAAACTGATCTACATCAGTAGGTGTTAGTAACATACCCAAACTATCAATAACAAATAACAC